AGTAACCAAAAGGCACTCAAGGGGTGTTCCCCCCTTGAGAAACCCTCCTGTTAAGAACGGGCACCCGCGGTGCTTCGCCGATGAGCGCGGCGCGCTGGCGGGGCCGTGCCGGTGGTGCAGCGCCACCCATGTCACGGTTCCCTCGACAGGAGCTCTCAGGGCTTAGCGCTTTTCTGCGCACCCGGTGGCTCGCTGCTGCGAGGCCGTCGATTGGGTTGTCTTGTTTGCTCCCATGGGGTTGCGTTTACGGCAGACCTGCATAAAGATTGGGCTGTCTTGTTTGCTCCCGGGGGGTGGGGTTTGTGAAAGGACTGGCGGCTTTGACATGGGCGGGGGGCGTAATAGACTCCAAAAATAAATTTATCATGAATTTTTCTTTTAGTCAAGGCGTTTGCGGCTGGGGCGGCTTTAAAGTGTTTCCTGATTATGGACAAAATCCCCCCGTTTGGCGGTATGGGTGAAAGGGGGTTTGCAGATGCAATCCGCAAGCGAGAAAAAAACGGAGACCGCCCGGAGGGAGAAAAATGCCCGCCGCCGACTGTTCTGCTACCTGCTGGCGCGGCTGGGGAACTCCCGGGAGGCCGCCGTGGGGGCCGGTTATCCCAGGGGGGAGGCCCACCTGCACGCGGCCCGGCTGCTGGGCCAAAAGCGGGTGGTGCGGCTGGTTTCGCACTATGCCCGAATGGATCGGGGCCAGCGGAACTGGGGTCAGGCGCTGCAGGGGCTGTGGCGGCTGGCCTTCGGGGAGGTGAACGACGCGGTGTCGCTGTTGATGGCCGGGGAGGAGCCTGTGAATGTGAGCGGGCTGGACCTGTTTGCGGTCAGCGAGATCCGGCGGCCCCGGGGGGGCGGCTGCGAGATCAAATTCCACGACCGGCTGGCCGCCCTGCGGGTGCTGCTGGAGCTGGGCGCCGACGACCCGGAGCGCGGCAGCCTGCTGGGGGCCCTGGAGCAGAGCGCCCGGGCGCTGCGGGGTGAGAACCATGCGGTTTGACACATTTTCCCGCAGGCAGCTGGAGGCTCTGAGCTGGTGGTGCGACGACAGCCCCCACCGTGAACGGGACGCGGTGATCTGCGACGGCGCCGTGCGCAGCGGCAAGACCCTGTGCATGTCCTTGTCCTTTGCGCTGTGGAGCATGGAGCGCTTTAGCGGCCAGAGCTTCGCACTGTGCGGCAAGACCGTGACCTCGCTGCGGCGCAACCTGGTGACGCCGCTGACCGAGGCCCTGGCCGAGGCGGGCGTTGCCTGCGAGCACAAGGTTTCCCAGAGTTTGCTGATCCTGCGCCGGGGTCTGCGCCAGAACCGCTATTACCTGTTCGGCGGCCGGGACGGAAGGGCGGCCGCGCTGATTCAGGGCGTGACGCTGGCCGGTGTGCTGCTGGACGAGGTGGCGCTGATGCCCCGCTCCTTTGTGGAGCAGGCATTGGCCCGCTGCTCGGTGGCCGGGTCTAAGTTCTGGTTCAGCTGCAACCCGGACCACCCGGGCCACTGGTTCCACCGGGAGTGGATCAAGGAGGCGGAGCGCAAAAACGCGCTATACCTGCACTTTTCGCTGGAGGATAACCCCTCCCTTTCACCGGAGATCGCGGGCCGCTACAAGGCCCTGTACACCGGCGTGTTTCACGAGCGCTATGTGTTGGGGCACTGGGTTACGGCCCACGGCGCTGTCTACCCCATGTTCTGTGAAGCCAGGCATGTGGTTGACGCGGCCCCGGCCTGCGCGCGGCACGTGATCTCCTGCGACTACGGCACCGTGAACCCCAGCTCCTTCGGGCTTTGGGGCTGTGCGGAGGGGGTGTGGATCCGCCTGCGGGAGTACTACCACGACTCCCGAAAAGAGGGCGTGCAGCGCACCGACGCCGAATACGCCGACGCGCTGGAGGCCTTACACTGCTCCGACGACGCCCGACAGCCCGACTTGGACCGCTTTGTGGAGGAGGTGCGGGTGGGACCCTGCGCCAGGGGCCTGCGCCGGTTCGCGTCGGTGTACCTGGACAGCCTGCTCACCTACGGAAACGCCGTGGGGGAAATTGTGCCCACCCTGCGCGGGGACGGGGTGTACGCGCTTTACAACGCCCGCCTGACGGATGTGCGGGTAAAGCGCGGCGGCACCCCGCTGGAGGTGGTCTTCTGCGCTGCCGCCGACGGCGCGGCGTTCGCGCCGGTGCGCCGCCCCGAGCTGATTTTGTTCACAGCGCTGAACCCGCCTGCCGGAGAGCTTCTGGGCACGCCGCTGCTGCGCAGCCTGCCTTTTGTGACCGGCATCCTGCTCAACATCCTGGGGGCCACGGGCCGCAACTTCGAGCGCATGGCAAATTTGCGCTACGCCGTGACCTACAAGCCCGGGCCCACCGGTGTGGACAAGGCCTACGCCAAGGAGATCGCCACGAGTATTGCCGACCAGTGGGGCCAAGCCATGAGCGCCGCCGGAAAAGGCGTGATCAAGGACTTTGTGGCCGTGGGCGACGTGGACATCAAGGTGATCGACGCCGACTGCCAGATGATGGATACCCAGGTGCCGGTGCGCCAGATGCTTGAGCAGATCGTGGCCAAGCTGGGCGTTCCGCCCTTTATGCTGGGGCTGCACTGGTCCAGTACCGAGCGCATGAGCACCCAGCAGGCGGATATCCTGACCTCCGAGCTCATGAGCTACCAGCAGCTGCTGTCCGGCGTGCTGTGCCGCGTGTGCGACACCTTTCTGCATCTAAACGGCTGGGGCTGCAAAAGCAGCATCACATGGGATGAAATCAACCTGCAGGACGAGGTGGAGTCCGCCAACGCCCAGCTGCTCAGCGCCCGGGCCAGGAGGCTGGAGTGCGGCTGTGGCTGCCAAAAACCGGAAGGAGAGACAGAGCAATGACCAAGGTAAAGGAGCTGCCGCCCGAGCGCGGCGGCGTGAGCCCCGAGCAGCTGGAGAAGATCGGACGCTACACCCGCAGGGATTTTGCCCCCGACGAGGTGTACGCCTTTTCGCTGATCCTGTGCGACAACGAGGTGAACCGGGACGGCGAACGTTTCGACGACGAGGCCCTGGAGGCGCTGGCCGAGCTGTTCAAGGGAAAGACCGGCGTGTTTGATCACGCGGCCAACGCCAAAAACCAGTCCGCCCGCATCTTCGACACCACTGTGGAGGACGCCGGGCAGACCGCCAGCACCGGCGGGCCCCTGCGCCGGCTGCGCGCCTGGGCCTACATGGTGCGCTGCGACAAAAACGCCGACCTGATCCTTGAGATCGACGCGGGCATCAAAAAGGAGGTGAGCGTGGGCTGCGCCGTGGAGCAGGTGCTCTGCTCGGTGTGCGGCGAGGGCCAGAAGCGCGCCGCCTGCGGGCACGAGAAAGGGAAAGTTTACGGCGGCGCTGCCTGCCACCACATTTTGCATGGCCCCTCCGACGCCTACGAGTGGTCCTTTGTGGCGGTGCCGTCCCAGAAAAACGCCGGTGTGACCAAGCGCTGCGGCGCTGCCGCCGCCGGCCCGGACAGCCTGCAAAAGCTGTTCGGCGGCCAGGGGGAGATTACACTTTCGGCCCGGCGGCGCGTGGCTGCTTGCCGCCGAATACGAGCGGGATAAGGCTTACATCGCCGCGGGCAGGGCTTATGCCGAAAGCCTGCGCAGGGACGTGGTGCGGCTCACGCTGCTGACCCGCCCCGAGCTGGACCCGACCGCCATGGAGCAGGTGGCGGGCAAGAAGGACGTGGCCCAGTTGGAGGCTTTTCAAAAGGCTTTCGCGGCCGGGCTGGAGGAGCACTTCCCCACCCCGCAGCTGGCGGGACCGGCGGAGGCGAGGCACTCTCAGGCGGAATTTAAGGTATAGGGGCCTTTGCATACGCGGCCGGTAAACAAGAACAAAAGGGAGGATTCACCGTGAACTATCAATCCGTAAAACTGGACAAATCCATGTACAAGCACGAAAAGGGCTTTTTGAGCTGCCTGGAGGAGCTGGACCCCAGCGCCGGGTACCAAAGCGGCCCGCTGTCCGGGCTGGACGCCTTTGAGCGCCAGCTCAGCCGCTTTGGCATCAAGGTGAAAGGGGTGGGTTCAAGCGCCATCCAGAAGTTCTTTGCCACGGCCGACTCGGCGGCGCTGTTCCCCGAGTATGTGTCCCGGGCGGTGGCCCAGGGCGCCAAGGAAAGCGGCGTCATCGACGCCATTGTGGCGGCAAGGACCAACGTAAGCTCGCTGGACTACCGCTCCATCGGCACCGACCTGGATTGCGGCGACATCTCCGCCCCCATCGCCGAAGGCGCGGCTATCCCCGAGACAAACATCACCCTCAGCGAAAGCCTTGTGAAGCTGAAAAAGCGGGGCCGCGTGCTAAACGCCAGCTACGAGGCCATCAAATTCCAGCGCATCGACGTGTTTTCGGTGGCGCTGGGCCAGATCGGCAGCTACATCGCCAAGGCCCACCTGAAAGACGCTGTGGCAACGCTGCTGGCCGGCAGCCCCGAGCAGCTCGCCCCGGCCGGCGCCAAGGTAGCCTACGGGGACCTGCTGAGCCTGTGGGGCCTGTTCGAGGACTTTGAGCTGAACACGCTGTTGGCCGCCCCCGACATGGCGGTGGATATCCTGTCCATCGGCGAGCTCAAGGACCCGGTCATGGGCCTGGGCTTTCAGAAGACCGGCGCCATGGTCACGCCGCTGGGCGCCAGGCTGGTCCGCAGCAGTGCCGTGCCCGCCGGCACCGTAATCGCGCTGGATAAGCGCTTCGCCCTGGAGATGGTGAGCGCGGGCGGCGTGCAGGTGGAGCACGACAAGCTGATCAACGCCCAGCTGGAGCGGGCCGCCGTGACCTCGATCTGCGGGTTCAACAAGCTGTTCGGCGGCGCGGTGAAGGTGCTGAAGAAATAGAAGGGGCCATAGGTGGCGGGAGGCGTTCCCGCCGCCGCGCCTGAAGGAGGGACTCAACATGCTGGACACCGAGAGAATATTGAGCGCCTTTTCGCTCTTTTCCGATCTGGAAGGCAAGGCGCTGGAGCGCTGCCGCCCGCTCTGCGCCCTGGCCGGCGGACGGCTGGAGCGCCGGCTGCGGCCGGGGGCCCAAAACCCCGACGGCGTGGACCTTGAACGGCTCGCAAACGCCGCCGCTGCCTGCGCCTATGCCGACTACCTGATGATGGGCGCGGCGGCGGGCAGCGCCGACGAGATCAAGGTGGGGGACATTTCCGTAAAGTCTTCCGCCAAGGGCCTGGACGCGGACGCCCGGGATATCCGGGACTACTTCCTGGAGCAGGTGACCGACCTGCTGCTGCCCGAGGGTCCCCCGCCGCTGGAGGTGATCGCGTGAACGCGGACTTTTTGTGCGCGGCGGCCATCCGCCGGGTGGGCCGCGCCGTGACCCGCCTGCGGGAGGGGGAGGCCCCGGCTGTCTTTTCGGGCAGCCTCCAGCCCCGGGGCGGCCCGGAGGAGGAGGCCGTGACGGTGGGCGGCCGCATCAGCCGGAGCCGGTATTTGCTGCTGGCGCCGGCCGGGGCGGACCTTGCGCCCGGCGACGCGCTGGACTGCGCGGGCGGACGCTACCTGGTGACCGCTGTGGAGCCGGTGCTGTTCGGGGAGCGCACCGCCTACCAACGGGCCTCGCTGCGGCCGGAAAGGGGGCAGCCATGAGCACCATGACCGCCTTAAAGCAGGAAATACTGGCATATCTGGAAGGGCTGAGCGGCCCGCTGCACACAGCGCGCATCACCGCCGAATACCCCGACGCGCTGCGGGCCTGCCCGCTGAAAAAGCCGGTGGTCGCCGTGGGGCTGGAAAGCGTGGAGCTGACCGAGGGGGGCTTTGGCGGTTACTACGGCAAGGACCCACAGTCCGCCGACCTGTTCGGCAGGGCGGCGCTGGTGACGGTGCGGCTGGACATCCTGTGCCCCACCGCCCAGGGCGGAGAGGGCTGCCACAGACTCTACGAGGCGCTGTGTGACGCGCTGCTGCTCTCGCGGACATCTTTCGGCTTTTGCCGGCTGCGCTGCGAGGATATCCGGCACGACCGGGACTGTATGGCCAACCACCTGCGGGTGCTGGGCAGCCTGCGCGGCGCGGTGACCAAGGGTGACGACAGCCTGGCGGTGCGGGAATTTGACCTGCGGCGCCGGGAATCAGAAAAGGAGTGAAACACATGACCATCAACAACCAGCGGCCCGGCGTCTACTCCCAGTACGACGTTTCGTCGCTTTCGGCCACGGCCCGCTCTTTGCGCTACGCAGCGGTGGTCGCCAAGGCTACCGGCGGGGAGAGCACCGCTGTGCATACCTTTCTTTCGTTTCAGAAAGCCGCGGAGACCTTCCCCCAGGACCAGCGGATGCTGGGGGCCATTGAGATCCTGTTTGACTGTGGGGTATCCCGCGTGGTGGCGGCGCCCGTGACCGGCGGGGATTATGCATCCGCGCTGGCGGCGGTGGAAAGCCTTGAAAACATCGGCGCGGTGCTCTGCGACAGCGAGGCCCCGGAGCAGCTTGCAGCGCTGAAAGCCTCGGTGCACGCGGCGTCCGACGCGCTGCGGGAGCGGGTGGGCTTTTGCGGCATAGACGATGCGGACGCGGCCCTGGCCGCCGCCGAGGCCCTGGGCAGCGAGCGGGTGGTGCTGTGCTGTCCCGCCGGCCTGCCCAAAAGCGGCCGGGGGGAGGCGTGCGCTTTCTTTACGGCGGCGGCGGTCGCGGGCACGGTGCTGGCCTTGGGGGATCCGGCCCACAACTTCAGCGGCGCCTCCTTGGGCTGCATCCAGCCGCCCCGGCGGATGTCCGAAAGCCAGGTGCAGTCGCTGCTGGCAGGGGGTGTCACAGTGGTGGAGCCCCTGGGCGAGGGTGTGCAGATCGTGCGGGCGCTCACCACCAGGGCCAAGGTGAACGGCGTGCCTGAGCACACGCTGCGCGGCCTCAACACCATTTTGATCATCGACGACGTGATGGGCGCCGTGCGGGATTCCCTGACCCGCAGACTGCGCGGCAGGCGTATCAGCACCCGCTCCACCGACAGCGTGCTGGCCCAGGTGACTGTGGAGCTGGCCGCCAAGCAGGACGACGGCGTTATTGAGAGCTTCTCGGCCCCTCTGGTCTACCCCCGCGAGTCCGACCCCGAAATCTGCGTGGTGGAGCTGGCTTTCAAGGTGGCCCATGTAGTGAGCCAGATCCATGTGGTGGCGCACATACAGGTGTGACCGTTAAAAATTGAACCACCACCGGCTGGAAGCCGGTGGATTCGACTGGCGGCTGGAAGCCGCCTAAAGCACGGGGGTATTCTACGGTTAACTTGCTTGTAACTTGCCGTTCTATTGGTAGCTCGGA